GTTCGCGTTCATCCCGAATCACATTGCTGATGACTTCTTTGCCTCTGTTTATCCTACTATTTCTTCTGGGTCGAGCACAAAAGTAATTATTGTTTCTACGCCACGCGGAATGAATCATTTCTTTCGTATGTGGCATGATGCTGAAAGAGATAAGAATGAATATATACCGACTGATGTTCATTGGTCAGAAGTTCCTGGAAGAGATGATAAGTGGAAAGAGCAAACAATTGCAAACACATCAGAAGCACAGTTTCGTGTTGAGTTTGAATGTGAGTTTTTAGGTTCTACCAATACTCTTATTAATGCATCTAAACTCAAAAATCTTGTATATGAGCAACCAATTAAAAGGAATGCGGGTCTAGACATATATGAGAACGCAAAACCAGAAAATAACTATCTCATTACTGTTGATGTTGCTCGCGGTTTGGGCAATGATTATTCTGCATTTATCGTGTTTGATATTACGGAGTTTCCCTATAAGGTAGTTGCAAAGTATAGAAATAATGAAATAAAACCAATGCTTTTTCCTAATATTATTCAAGAAGTGGGAAAGGCATATAATGATGCATATTTATTGATTGAAGTAAATGATATTGGAGATCAGGTTGCCAGTATTCTTCACTATGATTTAGAATATGAAAATTTATTGATGGCATCAATGAGAGGGCGTGCAGGTCAGATTGTTGGTACTGGATTTAGTGGAAAGAAATCTCAACTTGGTGTCAGAATGACAGCGGCAGTTAAGAAGTTGGGATGCTCCAACTTAAAGACATTTTTAGAAGATAATAAGTTACTAACTGTTGATTATGAGATTATCGATGAATTAACTACATTCTCACAAAAACATAATTCTTTCCAAGCAGAAGAAGGATGTAATGATGACTTGGCAATGTGTTTAGTTATTTTTGCATGGTTGGTCGCACAAGATTATTTTAAAGAAATGACAGACAATGATATTCGTAAAAGAATATATGAAGAGCAGAGAAATCAAATAGAACAAGACATGGCACCATTCGGATTTATTGAAACTGGATTGGAAAGTGGAAGTTTTGTGGATGAAGGTGGTGATAGATGGTATACGGATGAATATGGAGATAAAAGTTATATGTGGGATTATGGATGATGGATTTAGATGATCAACTAGAATTAGAACATCTTTTATTTCTCGAAAGAAAATGTAGAACTTGTGGTAAGGTAAAAAATCTTTTAGATGATTTTTATTTAACTAGAAAGGATAGAAAGACATTAGCATCTTCATATTCATATGAATGCAAATCTTGCACTATAAAGAGAATAAAGAAGAAAAAGAAAAAAAGTAGTCCTGAATGGGAATATCCAGATTGGTAGTTCATGCATTGTTTCCCCACTGAAAATACCCTTTTCCATAAATATTTTTAGATAAATTTGGATTGCGAGGAAAACAAAGATGCCAGTAAATTTAGCATCTCCTGGGATTCTGGTTAAAGAGGTAGATTTAACCACAGGAAGAGTGGATCCAACTACCGACAAAATGGGAGCTATTGTCGGTGTTTTTGAAAAGGGTCCAGTAGGAACACCAGTATTGGTACAAAACGAGAACGATCTCCTTAGTATTTTTGGGAAACCATATAGTGAAGGTAATCAGTATGAAACTTGGTTTGTTGCATCATCATATCTTGCATATGGTGGATCATTAAGAGTTGTTAGAGCTGATGATACTCAACTTTATAATGCAAGACATGGTGGAGGTGGTTCGGATGTAATAAAAATTAAAAGTTTAGAAGATTATAATGCTTCTGGACATGATACTACTATTATTCCAACCCATAGTTTTATTGCAAGACATCCGGGTGCATGGGGCAATGGATTAAAAGTTGCCGTCATTGATGGATTTGCAGATCAAACACTTACATTTACTACTGCTCATGGAGTTACTTTAGGTAGTGAAGTAGTTCAGGATATTACCAGATTTAATAGATCTACTGGTGCCGATGAAACTGTAAAACTTAAAGGGGTTGCTACATCTGTAGATGGTAAAACACTAACAGTTAAAATTGAAAGTTATGAGAAAGATAGTGTTGACTATCCTATAGATTATAGTGGTGAATATAGATTTAAAGCAGGAGCAACATTTGCTCCTGCAAAAACCATTGATACTGATGAAAATAATGGAGCTGTTGATTGGTTTGATCAACAAACTATTACTATATCAACAGGAAATAAGTTAAGTTGGAGTTCGATAACTCCAAGACCAGGAACAACGGCATTTGCAGAATCTAAAGGTGCAAGACATGATGAACTTCATGTTGTAGTTATTGATGGTGATGGATCAATCAGTGGAGATGCAGGGACTATTCTTGAAAAACATATTGGTCTTTCTAAGGCAAAAGATGCGGAGTTTTCTTCTGGTTCTCCACAATATTGGAGAAAGTATCTTGCCGCAACATCCGCATATGTTTATGGCGGCACTGGTTCAGTAATTGGAACTTTAGTAGAAAGTACCATTACTGGAGCCGATAGTAAAGATTGGGAACAAAATGCATCCGGATTAACCTTCAAAGTAGTTGGATCCAAAACATTAGATCTTTCAGAAGGTGCGGATTATGATGGAAGTAAAACTGGAACTGATTCTACTAGATTTGATCATGCTCTTTCAGACATTGCTGGTGGATATGAATTATTTGGAGATGGTGATGTTTATGATGTCGATTTCTTACTTATGGGTTCTGGTAGCCTTGGAGAAGGAAAAACAATTGCTCTTGCAGATACCTTAACATCTATTGCAGGAAGAAGAAAAGATGCAATTGCATTTATTTCTCCATACAGTGGATCTATGTTATCTAATAATGCACCACTAAGCGATGCTGCAACAATAACAAAGAATATTGTTAAATTTGCAGAATCAATTCCTTCATCTTCGTATGCCGTAATCGATAGTGGTTACAAGTATATGTACGACAGGTTCAATGATAAGTTCCGTTATATTCCATTAAATGGCGATATGGCTGGACTTTGTGCTAGAAATGATAATGATAATTTCCCATGGTTCTCTCCAGCAGGAACTGGAAGAGGAGGAATTCTTAATGCAATTAAGTTGGCATATAATCCAACTCAACTTCAAAGAGATACTCTTTATACCTCAAGGGTCAATCCAGTAATCTTCTCGCCAGGTTCTGGAATTATTCTTTTCGGTGATAAAACAGCACTTGGTAAGTCATCTGCATTTGATCGTATTAACGTTCGCAGATTATTCATCTATCTTGAAGATGCAATTGGTGCTGCGGCAAAAGATGCTCTCTTTGAGTTCAATGATGAAATCACCAGAGCAAATTTTGTTAATGAAGTTGAACCTTTCCTGAGAGATGTTCAGGCAAAGAGAGGTATTACTGATTATGTAGTCATATGTGATGAAACCAATAATACTGCTTCAGTGATTGATAGTAATGAATTTGTAGCTGATGTTTATGTAAAACCAGCAAGATCAATTAATTTTGTCGGACTTACATTCATTGCTACTAAGACTGGTGTTAATTTTGAAGAAGTAATCGGCAATTTTTAATTAAAGAGGTTTAACAATCATGCCATCACGCATACAACAAAATAGTATTCCCTTAAGAAAGGTTCAAGATTTTAAGAGCAGAATATCTGGTGGTGGTGCTAGACCCAATCTATTTGAGGTTGAGTTAGCATTCCCAACAGCGGTTAGTATTGATAATGATATCTTGTCTAAAGCAAGATTCTTGGTGAAGGCAGCTGCTCTTCCAGCTTCTACAGTTTCTCCAATTGAAATTCCATTTAGAGGAAGAATTTTAAAGATTGCTGGAGACAGAACTTTCGAGACTTGGACTATTACTGTTATGAACGATGTTGACTTCTCAATTCGCTCTGCGTTTGAGAAATGGATGAATATCATTAATAATGTTAATGATAACACAGGTATTCAAGATCCAGAACAGTATCAATCTGATGCATATGTCCATCAGTTAGATCGTGACGGTGGAATTCTTAGAACTTATAAGTTCTATGACTTATTCCCAACAAATGTATCTGCGATAGATTTGAGTTATGAAACAACTGATACTCTAGAAGAATTCACTGTGGAGATGCAAGTTCATTGGTGGGAAGCTGCTAAAGGAACTTCTGCTTCTGCAGGTGGAGAGGATATTACCTAAATAATAAAATAACAGTTCAAGTTAAATTATAATGGCAAGACTTTTTGGTTTTTCTATTGAGGATAAAGAAAAAAAATCCGCTACTATAGTCTCCCCCGTTCCTCAGAATAATGAGGACGGGGTTGATAATTATATTAGTAGCGGATTTTATGGTCAATATGTTGATATAGAAGGTGTATATCGTACAGAATTTGATTTAATTAAACGATATAGGGAGATGGCACTTCATCCAGAGTGTGATGGTGCAATTGAAGATGTCGTTAATGAAGCAATCGTAAGTGATCTTTATGATTCTCCGGTAGAAATTGAATTATCTAATCTTAATGCAAGTGATAGATTAAAATCTGCAATTAGAGAAGAATTTAAAAATATAAAAGAAATCATGGACTTTGATAAAAAGTCACATGAAATTTTTAGAAATTGGTATGTTGATGGTAGATTATATTATCTAAAAGTTATTGATTTCAAGAAACCAGAAGATGGGATTCAAGATTTAAGGTATATCGATCCACTTAAAATTAAACATATTCGTCAAGAAAAGAAATTATCAGGTAATAAATCCTTAATTAATTTAAGAGATCAAGAATCAGACAATCTTGGTACACCAGAAATAGAAGAATATTTCTTATATTCTCCAGGTGGAACTAATAAGAATACAAATGCATTTACTGCTGGAAGACAGAATAAAAATTCGGTTAAAATAGCAAAAGACGCAATTTCATATTGTACTTCTGGATTAGTTGATAGAAATAAGGGTACAATTCTTTCATATTTACATAAGGCGATTAAGTCTCTTAATCAATTGAGAATGATTGAAGATAGTCTTGTAATTTATAGATTATCAAGAGCACCAGAACGTCGTATTTTTTATATTGATGTTGGAAATCTTCCAAAGGTAAAAGCGGAGCAATACCTTCGTGAAGTTATGAATCGTTATCGTAATAAACTTGCATACAATGCACAAACTGGTGAGGTTCGTGATGATCGCAAGCACATGAGTATGATGGAAGATTTTTGGCTTCCTAGAAGAGAAGGTGGTAGAGGAACAGAAATTACCACTCTTCCTGGTGGGCAAAATCTTGGAGAACTTTCTGATATTGAATATTTCCAGAAAAAACTTTATCGTTCTTTGGGTGTTCCTGAATCAAGAATTGCTGCAGAAGGTGGTTTTAATCTTGGTCGTTCATCAGAAATTTTAAGAGATGAACTCAAATTTGCTAAATTTGTTGGACGTTTAAGAAAGCGTTTTGCAAATATGTTTAATGATATGTTGAAAACTCAACTTATTCTTAAAAATATTGTTTCATTAGAAGATTGGGAAAAAATTAGTGATCATATTCAATATGATTTCTTATATGATAATCAGTTTGCAGAATTGAAAGAATCTGAATTAATGAATGAGAGATTAGGTACTCTTGCAACAATTGAACCTTATATTGGAAAATATTATTCTAATGAGTATGTTCGCCGCAAAGTATTGCGTCAAACAGATTCTGAAATGTTAGAAATAGATGAACAAATAGAAAAAGAGATTGCATCAGGAATTATACCAGATCCAAATGCAATTGATCCTATTACTGGAGAACCATTGCCACAAGATGGTGATTCTAATATGTTGGGGGATGTTCCTATAGAACCAGAGATTGATGCATCTTCAGCAGAAGTGGGCGAAATATAAATAGATTTATAAATATACTGAAAATTAATGGAAGACATTATCGATTTGATTGCCACTAATTCTAAGGCATCTGAAGTTAGTGATGAAATTAAAAATGCTTTATATGTAAAGTCTGCTGAAAAGATTGAAGCACAAAGACCTACGGTTGCTGCATCGATGTTTGCTGAACCTGAGACAACACAAGAGGAGGAATAATGTTAATTAAAGTTTTAGCAGCAGAAACTGATTTGACATCTGCTACAAATGTTAGTAATGCAACTCTCGTGAGATTAGTTAATAATGCGAATGCAATTGATGTAGTTACTAGAAAAACTTCTGGTGGGGATACTGTAGGTTCATTCACAATGGTTGCAAATTCAGTAGAGTATGTAGAAAAAGATCCTACTGATACTCTTGAGGGCGGAGCAACTATATTAGCAGCAAAAGTCGCGTACGGAAATTAAAATCAATGAAACTTATCACAGAAGAAGTATCAAACGTAAAAATTATTACCGAAGGCAAGGGTGCCGGTAAGAAATTATATATTGAGGGTGTTTTCCTTCAGGGAAATCTCAAGAACCGTAATGGAAGAATGTATCCTATGGAGACTCTTTCCCGTGAGGTAAAGAGATATAATGATACATTTGTTGGTAAGGGTCGTGCTCTTGGAGAACTTGGTCATCCTGATGGACCTACCGTAAATCTTGATAGAGTCTCTCACAAAATTACTTCTCTTACTCAAGAAGGAAATAATTTTAAAGGTAAGGCACAAATCCTTAATACTCCAATGGGTAAAATTGCATCTTCTCTTCTTGATGAAGGTGTTATGCTCGGTGTTTCTTCTCGTGGTGTTGGATCATTAAGAGAAGATCGTAGTGGTTGTAAAGTTGTTGGCGAAGATTTCCAACTAGCAACTGCTGCTGATATTGTAGCAGATCCTTCTGCTCCTGATGCTTTTGTTAATGGAATTATGGAAGGAAAAGAGTGGGTTTGGGAAGGAGGAATTCTTCGCGAACAACTTGCAGAAAGAACTCAGAAGAGAATTAATACTCTTGTTGACCAAAGAAGATTGGAAGAGCATAAGTTAAACTTATTCAACGAATTCCTTTTAAATCTTTAAATTATAAATAAATATAGATTAATAAAATAATCAAATATCCAAATGTCCGTTGGTAGCAATTTACAAGAAATGGAAAACGTAGTAACCAAAGGCGCTGCTGCAGCTGAACCAATGCAAAAACTGTCCGGATCTACTCCTGGACAGCCTTCTGTAGAGGATCTCGGTGGCCCAACCCCAGAAAACTATAAAGCAGATGATGATTCTGCTAAACTCAAAGAACCTACATTAGCAACTGTTAAAGACATTGTTAATAAAGGTGCAAAACCTGCTGAACCTATGCAAGTAGCAAAGGAAGAAGAGGAAGTTGAGGGAGAAACTGTTTCTGAGGAAGAAACAACCGAAGAAGAAACAGTAGTTGCTGAAGAAGAAGTTGTTTCTGAAGAAGAAACGACTGAAGAAGCAGTAGTTGCCGAAGAAGAGACATATGATGTCGAAGAAGATATCAATGCTCTCATCGCTGGTGAAGAACTCTCCGAAGAATTTCAAGAAAAAGCACGTACTATTTTTGAAACTGCAATCAAGGCAAAAGTTGCCGAGATGAAGCAGGAAGTTCAAGAGCAGTATGAAGCAACTCTTATAGAAGAAATTGTTGCTATCAAAGAAAACTTAACCGAAAGAGTCGATGCATACCTTGAGTATGTTTCGGAAGAGTGGGTTAAGGACAATCAACTCTCAATTGAGCACGGTCTTAAGACCGAAATGACCGAATCATTCCTTACCGGAATGAGAGGACTTTTTGAAGATCATTATGTAACAATCCCTGAAGAGAAGTATGATGTACTCAATAATATGGTAGAAAAACTTGATGAGATGGAAGATAAACTCAACGAGCAGATTGAAAGAAATATTGCTCTCAACAAAAGATTAGCTGAGTCGGTTGCTGATGTAATCTTCTCCGATGTCTGTGAAGGTCTTGCACTTTCACAGAAGGATAAACTCGCTTCTCTTGCCGAAAATGTTGAGTTTGATAGTGAAGACACCTATCGTGAGAAGCTGGTAACTTTAAGGGAATCTTATTTCCCAACTAATACCGGTACTCAAACGGATGATTCAGATATCGTGAGTGAGAGTACTGAGACAGAAACTCAGACTCCAGTAACTGGATTAATGGAATCATATCTTGATACTCTGAATAGAGTTTCCAAAAAGTGATTTCTAAATTATAAATCAAACTAAAACTTTTAAAGAGGTAAAAATCAAATGCAAATGCCTAGTTTAGAGCATCTGCAGGAGAAGTGGGCACCTATCCTCAACCACGAGGGTATGGGAGAAATCAAGGATAATCATCGTAGAATGGTTACCGCCCAGCTCCTGGAGAACCAAGAAACAGCACTCCGTGAGGAAAGAGAATTCCTCTCCGAAGCTCCTACCAATGCTACTGGAGCTAATGTCGATAATTTCGATCCCGTTCTGATTTCCCTAATCAGACGTTCTATGCCCAATTTGGTCGCTTATGACCTTGCTGGCGTTCAACCAATGAACGGTCCTACTGGACTCATCTTCGCAATGCGTTCCCGTTACACCAACCAAGGTGGAACTGAAGCATTCTATGACGAAGCAAATAGCGCATTCTCTGCACAAAGAGAAGGCAATGATGCTACTCAGGGCGATTACACTGGCGGTTCTGACGAAGGTGCAGCAGCTGGTTTCGGTACAACTGGTCAATCGGGATCCAATCCAGGTGCATTGAATGCTTCTGGCGGAACTCAAGCTGCTTATCCAGTTGGTCAAGGTATGGCCACTGCTGATGGAGAAGGTCTTGGAGAAAGCGGAAATGCTTTCAACGAGATGGCATTCAGCATCGAGAAAGTCACCGTTACTGCTAAGAGCCGTGCTCTGAAGGCAGAGTATTCATTAGAACTTGCACAAGACCTCAAGGCAATCCATGGTCTGAATGCTGAGGCTGAACTCGCAAACATTCTCTCTACTGAGATTCTTGCTGAGATCAACCGTGAAGTTATCAGAACCATCTATAAGGTTGCTGTTTCTGGTGCTGCTACTGGATCTACTGCTAATGCCGGTCGCTTCGACCTTGACGTTGACTCCAACGGTCGCTGGTCTGTAGAGAAGTTTAAGGGTCTCATTTTCCAGATGGAAAGAGATGCTAACGCTATCGCACAGACGACTCGTAGAGGGAAGGGCAACATGATCCTCTGCTCTGCTGATGTTGCTTCGGCACTCACCATGGCAGGTGTTCTTGATTACACCCCTGCTCTTAATGCAAACCTGAACGTTGACGATTCCGGCAACACCTTTGCTGGTGTACTGAATGGTAAGTATCGTGTTTATATCGATCCTTATTCGGCAAACTCTTCTGCTGCCAATCAGTACTATGTCATGGGTTATAAGGGTTCCAGCCCATATGACGCTGGTCTCTTCTACTGCCCATATGTTCCTCTCCAAATGGTTCGTGCCGTTGGTGAGAACACCTTCCAGCCAAAAATTGGATTTAAGACTCGCTACGGCATTGTCGCCAATCCATTCGCTGAAGGAACAACCGCAGCTCTTGGTGCAATCAAAGGAAGCACCAACAACTACTATCGTCGCGTTACCGTCGAAAACCTTATGTGATCCAAAAGATTCACATATTTCTTACAGGAGGGTCTTCGGACCCTCTTTTTTTATCTAAATACAAATAAAAACAATGGCAACTATATTTGATAAAGAAATAAAAAATAGGAATTTTCTATCTCCTATAGGATTTAAATTTACTTTATCAAAAGAGCCTAAAGTATCATTTTTTTGTACCGCAGCAGGAATTCCAGAAATTACTTTAGGTACTGCAGTACAACCAACTTATTTAAAAGATATTGATATTCCTGGAGATAAAATAACTTATGAAGATTTTTCTCTAAGATTTATTGTTGATGAAAATCTTGAAAACTATATGGCAATACATAATTGGATAACAGGATTAGGATATCCAGAAACAACACAAGAATATAAAGATTTAATTATAGAAAATAGTAGAAGTGATACGCAAAATGCTTTTAGTGATGGAAATTTACATATTTTAAATAGCAATTTTAGAGATACTGCTATTGTTAAATTCCAAGATTTATTTCCAGTTTCACTATCATCTTTAAATTTTGATACCAATGAAACTGACTTAACATACTTTACAGCAGAGGCAAGATTCAAGTATACTGTATACAATATATTAGGACCTGACGCTATAACACCCTTATGAACCTTGAACAAATTCAGGAGATGTGGCAGAAAGATTCTGTTATTGACCCTGACAATCTACATGATGAATCATTAAAAATTCCTCAACTTCACTCAAAATATTATACCATATACAACACGATTACTCTTTTAAGAGAAAGAGCAAGAGAAACTTATAATCGTGTTAGATTAGAAAGATATAACTTTTATGCAGGAAAGGCGCCGGCAGAGGTATATGAAGAAGAACCTTTCCCATATAAAGTAAGAGAAAAAGATGCCA